CTAAGAATCTCACCAGTAGCCTTTGATTATTATCATCATAAGCAAATCCTTCTATATTGCTGGAAGGCATTCCTTGTTGAATTTGTTCAGAGACTGGTTGAGGTTGAAGTGATTCCGCAGGGCTTGCACTCAATTGATCTATGCGAGTAGTCAGTAATTCTAGTGTGCGTGCCAATTCTCCTTGAAATTCATCGCTTAGAATTTCCCCTGATTGCATGACCATTTGAATGGCCTGAAGAAGTTCAGAAAGTAATGCTTCCAATTCCTGACGTTCATTCACTATTGTCCACCAAATTTCTGGTTAATTTTTTGTAAAATCTGCATCAATGCCTGTTGACCTTGTCCAGGTTGTTGAGGCTGTTCTGGTTGACTTCCTATTTCATTTTGTAAAGAATTCAATGGACCAGATCTAATTCCTTTCTGTGTTTTATATTCGAAAGTTTTGTCATTTAACTGTGTTAGAATAGCTTCATTTCCATTTTTATCAATAAATCTATCACCTACTTTCATACCCAATGAATTCTCTGGTTTTTTTTGTAAAACCGCTTGACTTTGAGGATTTTGTGCAGGTTGAGAAGGTTGAGCCATGTCACCATTTCCATAAATTCCCTGCAAAATTTGAGACCAGGGAGCCTTATGATCTTTTACCAATTTCTTAATCACATCACCGAATCTCTTATCATTTTGAGCCAATGCTGCTGCTTCAATGGGTTTACGTCCTTTCTGTATTTCTCCTAAAATGAACTGGTGAAGTTCTGGGGAATATTGCTCTATGATGTTTCTGGATTCTTTTGCGGATTGGGATTGATTGATCTGTTCTCCAATGAAGTCTTTAACTTCTTGAAAATCGTAACCTTTATCTCTGGCAGATTGAATGAATTTCCCAAAACTCGGACTTATTTTTGAAAGTCCCTTAATAGCTAAATCTTCAGGGATGTATTGACTCAAGAAAGGTGCAGCACGTGATAGAAGTGGAGAGAAGGCTGTAGCAGCGGCTCCTATTCCTATTTTAGTAGCTGTCTGAGCAAATCTTTTTGGTCCCTCAGACTGTCTTTTCATTTCTTCTGCTGTCTTCGCGTAAGGATTCATTTTTTACTCCCAGGCTCTAAGCCATACATCTTTCAAATCAAACACATTAAGATTTGCAGCTAATTGATCTGCTTGCCACACTTCTAAATTATCTCTGTGATTGTCTAAGTAATTCAACCATCCACGGGGATCTTGTCCTTTCTGTTCTAATTCATATGCTATTGATAATGGGCTATGAGTTTTACCCATCTCTTTTTTTAGTTTTGAATAGGTGGCATCATTCACTCTAGGAATTGAAGTACCAGATATAGTTGGAGTGCCAACTTGTATACCAAATTTATTCAATGTCGGTAGCTCTCCTTTTTTTATAGGATAGGATTTGTGTGCAGCGTAGAGCGGAGAAACTTGATAATCTGAAATTAATTGATCCATCATTAACTGCTGTTCTCCTCTAGATGAGAAGTTTTTCTGTAATGCATTTGTTTCTCTATTGAAATCTCTTGGAGACCAAGGACTTAAAGCCCCTAACTTTAAATAATCTCTATTTGCCTGATCCAATTCCTTAGAATATTTTTTTATTGCTTGTTCTTGTGTTATACCTTCTCCTCCTTCTTTTTCAGATAAAACCGCATTTAAAACTTTTTCCTCAAAATTCTGATATGCCTTTGGAGGGATATTTTCTAATTTTAATTTAGTTACTTCATCAGCAAGTGCTTTTTTAATGCCTTCTTCTTTTGCCACAGCAGTAGCTTCTTGAGTCTGATGTGCCTTTTGAATTTCTTGATTTCTTGCAGTGATTGCTTTCCTTTCACGTAAAGCGTTGTCAAAATCGTAGTCATATCTTGCTGGATTTTTCTGAAAATTCTCGTAAGCATCGGTTCTTTCTTGCTGTTCTGTAGGAGGAATGTAAGATTTGTAAGATTGTGCAGTTGATTCTGGAGTTGCTAAAGAAGGCACTTCTCCTTTCACAGGTTGAGTTAATTCTTCTTGCGTGGGCACATACCCTTTTTGACCAGATTTAGCCCCTTCTTTGCCTTCGTATTGATTCTTTAGAGAATTCAAGTAAGATTGCTGCTTAGCTAATTGAGATAGGCTTTGAACGACTTGCGGTCTGTCGATCAATCCAGGAACGCTTAACGCCCCAGTGAAATATTCCTGAGGGGATAAATTTTTTTGCGAATTTAATTCTTTTAATCCCTGCGATATTCGATGGCGCTCAATTTCTTTTGGAATCTGTTCAGACAGTCCTTTACCTATTCCTGTTCCAAGACGTCCGAATATGTTTCCTTGTTTTACTGAGTATGACATTTTTATCTCCCCATAAAATTAGGCAATTGTTGCCTAGGTGCAATTTGTGCACTTGCTGGGCCTTTCCAATCTGGAGTAGAATTTGCCCCGGTTTTATTTCCACCCCATTTATTTGTTAGCCAATTTCCTCCAAAACTTCCTATACCTTGTCCGATTCCATTAGCTACTTCAGAAAGAAATCCTGGACTACCTTGCTGCGTAGTCACATCTTGACTGTAGTTACCCAATGCTGCTTGTCCTATTCCCTGTAATCCTTGAGCACTTGAATGACGCAAGCCAGCTCTAAGAGCCCCTAATCTTTCTGAAAGATCTGTAGCTCCCTGAATTTGTGCATTACGAAATCCTGAACTATTTAAACTTCCAGATCCTCCAAAACCAGCAAATTGTTCCGCTATTCCCGGAACGATATCTTCATTATATTGTCTTAATGCAGGAGCTGCAAAGGCATTAAAATCAGCAGGATTGTCGCTCAGATTATTTCTATAATAATCGGAAACATCACCCCAAGCACCTCCTGCACCTCTTCTTTGTGCAGAATTTTGCAATTGTTGGTAGTTTTGTTGTTGTTCTGGAAGTAATGTGGAAACTCGTTCATGTTTTTCCGGAGTTCCAGTAAAAAATTGACCTACTTTTTTAAAAAAACTAGCCATATTAAAGCTCCTGTATGTATTCGATTATTGCCCATGCTCTTGTATAAGATGCAGCAACTGTAATATTAATGTTTGTCGCGTCATAATTTATAGTATCAGCCCCATTAGGTATAGGTTCACCTGTAAGAGATATGGCATTCGTCGCAGATCCAACAAGTTGTATTAAGCTAAAATTAGCGTCTATATCAATTCCATGAGGTTGTGAATTTGGTACTACTCCTCCTGTAAGTCCTGGAAATGTAATTACTTTTCTTAAAACAGTCCTAAATTGCTGTGATGATCCACCTCCAGAAGAAATATTCACACCAGGAATAAATGATTTTCCACTCAATAACACCTGATCTAAAAACCATCCTATTTCTCTTACATTCACTGCATTAGCAAGTCTCTTCAATTGCTCTACAACAAATGGACGGGCATTTTCCCATTCATCTGGAATTGCATCATATACAGGAACATAACTCTCAAATTCTTGACTATCTACAGGTAACATTTAATTTCCTATTGCCACCCAATTATAAGCCCATGTATGGCTATCATTATTAATAATGTTAAATTTCGTTTTATTTACATTGTTTTCAACCCAAAAACTGTAACTGCTTCCTGGATTGCTTGCATCGTGTTGTCTAGTAACTTGAACTGAAAAAACATCATTCGGAAAAGGAAGTGGAAAGGTAACTACGGGATCTCCACTCGTAAATCCAACGACTCCCCATTGAAGAATAATACCCCCAGGAAGCATTGTGTAACCATTTCCAGAAGCTACAGGAACAAAATTTCTTGTTAACTGAATTAATCTATTTCCCCCGGTCAAGAAATACAAAGCTTCATCAGCATTTATTCCATCATTTATTTGAGCGCTAAGTAATTGTCCATATCCTGGCGTCGCAGTGTATCCAACGATAGGTTGATTATTCGGCATATTTGTAGCTATCGTAGATACAGGAACCATATGTATAGGTGTATGATATCCTTTTTGAGCTGTTGCGTTATCAAATGGTAAATGGTCCACACCCATAACCACATTGGCTTGATTAAAATTGTCTTGTAGATTTTGATAATCTACATTAAGTGGAACTGTACCAGTAGGTACTAAAGGGTTATATGTAGGCATATTTCTCCTAAATTTGTGTCATTCGTCCTGCAGCTCTTAACCAAAGAACTTGGGCATCTATTTGCACATCTAATTCTTGTTCTTGTCCCGCCATCTGTGCATTGGAAAATGTGTATTGAAGAGTAATAAAGTTAGATCGTGTAGGACAATACACACGCTGCCAGAATTTTGTTCCCCCTACATTATTCAATGAGGAAGAACTTGTAGGAATTATCGCATTGAAAAACGTATCGGCTTCTATGGGTTCATTTCCATTATTTATCTGGTTTTGTGGAAGGATATTTGAGGGAAGATTGTCGTTATAATCTAGGTAAATATTTAGCGATATTGCACCCGGATTACTTTGCTCAGATGATTCCATTAAAATATCTATATACCCTATCTGAATGCTTTGACCTTGATCTATAAAATTGAATTTTTTACTCGTTATATTAAAGTTGTCTCGTACTTTTATTAATCCTCCTCCTTGATAGCTCCCAGAAGGAACGTCTAATTGAGGATCAGTAAATTCCATGGAAATAGGATCGTATGTGAATAAACTAAAAGAATTTTGGTCTATGACGTCTATCCCGAAAATTCCGTTATTTAAATTATTGTATGGGCTTGTAGAAACAATCCCTGTGATTTGAATGACAGCATTACTATTTAGATTATGATGTGGGCAGGTGATAACAGTAGCTGTCCCAGTTACTGGAGGACCTGCTACTCCATGGCCTACAACATCTGATATAAAAAGACTAGAGTCATTTGTTGTGCGTTGATCTAATATTTCTATAAATCCCTGTTGATTTCCTCCTACAATAAATGGAAAAGCCTGTGGCTGTTCTATCCAAGAAAATGGGCATTTAATCCACGGATCTGGTGTATTTACCCATGTACGACTAGATTGTTCCTGATATGTTCCTAATGTGGTTAGAGAATCGTCGAATAAAGCCCACGAATCATTTTCGTAGTTATAAACGAGTCTTTGATTTGGGAAAACCCATTCAGAAGTTGCTACCTGTCCTGAATAAACAGGGACAAGAGGCACAGTCCAATAAGCAAGACGATTAGGAAAGTCTCTGATTCCCTGTACCCTAAAAACTCCATCATTAACACTATTAAAATCAAAAACAAAATCTGGAATTTTGATATCAATGCGCTTGGATTGATAGCTATCACATTCAATAACTCCTTTATCTCCGATACCTAATAAAGAAGTGTCAAATTGTACCGAAGAAAATGGTCCTTCTGCACCTAATTCACTATTTACTTTCTCAATTTGAAAGGGAGCAATAGAACGGCCAGTATAACGTAACTGCCAAGTAGAACGCTCACAATAAATGACCAAATTATCTCGGACAAAACCAACTGCAATAATATCTTCACTAGTTGGAATATCAAGAAAACCACCCTGCCCACGAATATCATCTCTCCAAGAACCTGTTGCAGGTGGCCCTACTTTATATGGTATGAAAGGATTTCCGATTGTAGACCATCTGATTCTATTTGAATAGTTTAAAGAGCTTCCTGCGCTAGGACCTTCCCATGTATTGAAAACGACCATTCTTCCCCTGTATGGCAGCATAGAAAGCCAATTGGTGAGAAAGTTAGTAGCATCAATTTGTGCCCAAGGTGAATTAACTGCTGGAGTTGTATCGTGATAAAAATCAACCCAAGTGACCCCGTCAGTTATACGTGGAGGGTCGGCTAAACTTCCAAACTCTCCCGTATTATTTGTAACCCAGAAGAGTTTCCTGTTGCTTGTTGTAAATTGTGTGGTATATGCAGGAGGATTAGTTAAAATTTGTGAACTGACCCAATAATTAGTAGACCAAAAGAAATCGGTAGCTTTGTAATCTCCTAAATGGGCATTCCAAATAGTCCCAGGAATAAATTCCTGAAACTGTCCTGTACTTGCATTAAAAGTATACGCGTAATTTTGATCAAAAAAAACAGTTTGATCATTTGCACTATTTTGTAACTCTCTAATTCTAATCCCCATCACTGGAAGGCCAGGAAAATATTGAACTGCTGTTGTTACCTTTGATCCTGTGATTGTGAGAACTCCAGTTGTCCTATTTAGCGTTGCAGAGCCGCTAGAATTGGTTAAAAGAGTAACAGGGTTACTACCACCTGGATCATTGAATACATCGCTTCCTACGACAAAAGAAGCCACTCCTGATTGAATTGGTTGTGGTGATATAGTAACCATCAGATTTCCAGATCCATCTGTTGTCCCTATATTTCTTTGTAACCTTCCTAAAAGTTGATATGCTTTTTTCCTTTTAATTTTTTCTCTCCAAACATATGCATTCTGTAAAATGGGATAAGCATCATCAGGCAGTAGAAATTCCTCTCTCTCCTGGATAAGACCAGCGCTGTTTCCTGTGATTTTAAGAGGAGAATATCCAACCATCTAAAATCCAGCTCCTATTCCCCATCCACCATTTCCACATCCATAACCTGTTAAAGTTGTATTGAACATGGTGATATTTGGTTGGTATATTTCTTCAACTGCTTGTCTCTCCAAAACGAGTGCTTCTTGGCGCCTAAATCCTTCTTCCAGATTTGCGACTCCTTCCATGTCTTGTCTATCTCTCAATATCTCCCTAGCAACTCCGTAAGCAATATATTGCCACCATTGATTGAGCACGGGATTATCTGTTGTCATCATGAATTGCGCAGGAGTTTGATAAGATTCTACCTCAACTAGATACACATTATCGGGCACTGGGCGTATTGTGAACTCGTTATTCCAAAATAGAAGGTTGTAAGGACGCCCTACCTGATATTGGGCAGCCCATACATTCAATTGACTGCCTGGTTGAAGCGAATTAGGAAGCAGGATATTCATTTGAGTTGTGACGTAATTCACTGTTCCACAGTACTGTGGAGTCAATGGACTTGGAGGATAAGCAGAATTAGGAGGATAATTCGCATTTTGCTGCCCTCCTATCGGAGAAAGTTGTGGAATGGCTGGCTGCTGAGCATTTCCTGAATCAAGGTAAACGTTATTTCCAACAGCATTCTGTTGTATGAATAGGAGTCTTCCTGTGGTAGTGTTACTGCCAATTCCATTGGAATCAACCACTCCACCACCATCATCGATAATTCTAATAGCGTTACCATTAACATCTATTCCACCTATTACAACTTGCGTACTCAATATCCCAAAATTAGGTTGAGGAAATGGATTTTGATTATTCCCAAACAGTGTGAATGAGAATGTATTGGAAGATGTCCAATTCCCCCCTGATGTATACGCTGTAAAGCCAGTGCTGTCTATACCATTTAATGTGAAAATATTTGCATTAACCACAGTGACGGTGTAAGTATTCCCGTTTAACTGTGTCATTCCTCCTACGTTGGAGATTGTTATAATAGAGCCAGTTTGTAAACCATGAGCAGGACTAGTGATTTGACAAGGATCCGATTGAGTAGATCCAGTTATACTTCCTCCCGCTCCAGCTCCTACTTGAAATTGTGTAGGAGGTCTGGGATAAAGATTAAATAACTGGTCCCTATTCTTAAAAAAGTTTCCTAGTATGCCCTCAAAGTAGATGGGAGCCCTAAATCCCTGATAATTGTTTACATCCACAGGGTAACGATCTACGTTAGGAATTGTCAAGAATTTATAAACAGATCTTTGTTGATCTATTTTTATTGCGTATGGGAAGTCTTGATTGTAGAATGTGTTGACATACTGAGCTATCTGAGCGCTGCTCAATGTAGATTGGCTTGCAGACGCCGTCAACCGACGCACTTTCTGCTCAATCATTGAGTAAGTAGAATTTGCCTGAACAACAGCGCTCATAAACCACCCATGTAAAGCTGCTTTACTTAGAACCCATGCGCTACAAATCTATGCAACCACTCTCCCTCTTCATCTTGCGCAAGAGGGCTTTCATCCTTATTTACTGAGTTTCCATCTAAGCTGACCAATCCACTTCTCTTCTTCATGATTTTGTTTTTATCATTCACTTCATTCACAAGACCCAATGGAACGTCATAAACCTTTCCTGGAATGAAATGCCAAATTTGAATCGGGTCTCCAGCATATTTGCAGTAAGGTTTTGTCAATCTTTCATGTCTCCCACGTGAATTCAAATATTCTGCTTTCACTATTCGGGAATCTTCTTTTTTCTGTTTTTCTAATTCTTTTTTGTGTTCTGGCTTCATGTTTTTAAATTCATCGAAAACAACACTGTTCGTTAAAACGTTAATGAGCCCATGTTGTTCTCCAGAAGCAGTTGCCATTACTAATTGTGTCATGCTAATTACCTATGTTGGTTAAATTTTGAAAAGGGACGGCATTGGTTTGATTACTGTACTGCAAATTTCTAGATCCAGATGGAGAGAGACTTGCAGGAATTTCTACATTTCCACTAGGAACTACAAAGGCATCGAACAAAGTGGAATTGATATTTAGAGAAAAATTTGATCCATTAATCGCAATGATCGTTCCCACTAGACCATTTGCTTGAAACATTCCATATGAATTGGGGACAAAAAGCCTTATGGCCATTCCTACAATGTAGGTATTTGCCTCTGTTGTAGGATTTCCAATCTCCACAGATACAACCATAGGGGATGACTGTGTAATTGCTGTAATCAGCAATGAGCTAGGAATTGCTATAACAGGAGGTAGGTATTGGTTGGGCATTTATTAATTTCCCATGCATCTGTTTGTGACATTTAAAACATAACCATTGAACGTCAAAAGGTTTATCGTAATCCTTATGATGTGCTTCCATTTTTCCCTCAATGCCACATCTTTGACATTTATTCCCTCTTTTAATTTTCCCCCTACGAATTGCATTAGTAATTCGAAATCTTGCATTAATTTTATTTCTATTTTTCTCTTTGTATTTTTTCTGAGTATCTAGAAATCTTTCTCTGTTTTCTTGTCTCCATTTTTTCACTAATAGTAGTGTTTTACTTCTTGCTTCAGGAGTTTTTCTCCTTGCTGCTATTATTTCCCTATTCTTTTCTCGATCCTTCGCACTGTATTTCTTAGATTTTTCAGGATTTTTTTCACGCCATTTTCTAAGTTTATCCGCACATTTTTTCCGATTTTCTTTATTGTATTTTTTTCCTTCTAAAGATTTACAAATCTTACAATATACTGATAAGCCATCTTTCCTAGTCTTACATTTGGAAAATGCTTCTTCATTCTTTTCACATTTGCATCTTGCACATATTTTCATAAACTGGTAACCTCCGTTGATTAGAGGTTACCAGTTTCGGTTATAACATCCAAGAATTATGAGGGGACAGGCGCATTGATGGTACCGGTCTCCATTTTGAATGCTTGCCACATAATCACATCATTGTTACCACCTCCAGGAGCCAATGTACCTGCGGGTAGTATCATGTACGGAACGAAAATACTCGTTCTAAAAGGCACGGAACTGAAGTTATACCCAGTTGTCACGTTAGTGATTGGATTAAACGTAGCCGCTTGTCCAGCAGGTGCAACTGTCGCAAACAATTGAGTTGTTGGCGATCCAGAACTTGCTGGGAAAGCAAATGCTGTGTAGCTTGTCGTATTCACATTGATAGTAAAGTTATACGTATCAACTACAGAAACGACAATGGCAGGCTTGCTTTGTGGCTGGTTAAAGTTATTGAGTTGAGTCATTCCAAAAGATCCTGGAATGGTGAACTCAATTTTTTGACCAACTACTAGTCCATGTTGTTGAGAAGTTGTTACTTGTGCTTGAGAAGCTTGAGAAACAGCTGTCACATACAGGAAACTAGGAGCAACTGGAGTTGTAATTCCATTAGGAGATTGAGCAACTCTGCGCACTGTGAACGCAGTAGCGGCAGCTGCAAATCCTGAAGAATTCAACCCTAGCAAAGTAAACTGAGAACCACTTACCGAAGAAATGGTAAATGTCATTCCAGAAATTTGCTCCATTCCAACAGCATTATAAATAATGACTTGGTCACCATTCGAATATGTGTTGGTAACAGATGCTACAGCAGCACTTGCTTGAGTGATTGTGGTACCTGTTAAAGCAGCTTGAGGAGCAGGGAAGGCGTTTACATAAGTAAATCCAGCTCCACTAAGATTGCTAAAACTATTAGCATTCATAGCAGCAGAACTACTCCCTTTATACCAGCAGATCCCATCATTGGATGAGTTCAACTGACTTGCCACACTTTCACCACCGTTAAACCATTCTCCAATCACGCAAGTGTTTGAAGCAGGGTTTTTTGTGATTTGTGTCAAATTCATGGTGCGGAAGTAATCAACACCTGAAGGCAGCGGAACAATCTGATTAACCGCAGTAGCAGGTTGTATAAAAGTACCTTGAGTAAGAATAGTAAAAGGCATATTTCAATCTCCTTATGATGGTTGGAATGTTGTAGCATTCAAGCCAGAGATCCAGTTTTGGTTTGTAATTGCACGTGCAATCGCAAACTTTGCATAGAGTTGGCTGTTTTGAGCCACTGAGGACACAACCCAAGGAGGACGATAACCAATTACAGCCGTGTAATTGTTTTGTTCGATTTTTGCAGCAGCTTCTAAACCGAACATGGGTATTGTATAGACAGTGTTTCCTTTAAGAGAGATCCCTGGCGTCCTGGCTGCTTTAGAAGAAACAAACCAGCGGAATCTAGAGATCGAGCAATACTCCTCTGGTCTGATTCCTTCTTGAGTTGGATATGCTGATTTAAGCAATACACCTTGAACTTTTTGAAGGTCAGCAGTCAGATTAGTACTTGCAAGAGCAATGAATGCATCCCGCACTCCAGCAGTACCAAATTTCAGAGTTGCCTCTAAATTTGTAAGCATGGAGCGTGCATCATTACCAAGGAGGATAGTCTCAATGTTATTGATGTCATTCAAGCTTAGATTGCTTGGTTGATCCCCATTCAAACCGCCAGTACAGTTGATGTATGAAACTGAACTGGAGAATAGGTCTCTCATCAATAAGTCTTCTTTCTCACGAAGCCATTGACCAAGTAAAGCAGTGAATTTTGTAAGAGTTTTGCTGTTCTCCCAGAGAACAACTTGTTCGTTAGTAACGATCGACTTGGCATAAATTTCCATTGTCGCGTCGATATCTGTACGAACTGGGACCTCAGATGCTGGATCAATACCAGAACCATCTAATTGACCACCATCAGTTGAGAGACGCTCAAAGCGGCTCATTCTAGTGGTTTTACCTATATAGCTTTCTGCGTGATGGAGATCTACTCCGAAAGAGTGGATCAAATTGAACATAGGCGTACTTAATAAGTCTTCCGATGCCTGGACTGGCAACTCGGGAGCCATATTTTGTATGCCGGTAATTCCTGTTTGGAATGACATATTTGCCTCGCTGTAAGTTGATTATGTTTTCGTGGTTGACGAAACCAAAAGCAGTCTTACGTTGGCGAGGCGTATACTTTGCGGCCTGGTGGCTAACTAGCGAAGAAAGCCCATGGAAATCCGGCTATTCGCAAATTATCAAGACCAATATTTATTATCAATGATATTTATCTTTTTCTTATCCAACTCCTTTCAAAACTTGTTGCATTCTTGCCCAATTGGCTGCCTTTCTATCTTCACTCAATCGCGTCCCCCCGATGGTGTCTGCAGTCTGAGTAAGGCCAGTAGAAGATATAGACTTAGGCTTAGAAAAGTTAGCATCTGCTTTCGCCGCTTCTTTGCGTGAACTTGTATTATTTGGGACAAACTTTTTAATGGCTAGATAAATATCAGCCCATTTGTCATAGCCATCTCCTAATCTTTTCAATGGACGTGACACTTCTGGATAGTGATACTCCAAATAATCTAGATTTTCAGGAGTAATCGTGTTATTAAAATCAGGATAGGTTTGAACCAATCTCTGAGGATACTCTTGTGCTTCTCTCTCCTGTCTTGATCTCTCCCAGGCAGCTTCTCTTTGAGCAATGGCTTGCTGAACCTTTTTTTCTATTCTTTGGTCTTCCGTTTCCTCTTCTGGATATGTTGGAGATTGATTTTGTGCTGTTGAATTCTTGGAAAATGCAGCTTCCATTGCTGCTTTTAGAGCGGCAACTTCCGCATCTTTCTCCATTGCTCGTTTTTCTGCTGCTTCTTTCTCTGCTCGATCTTTTTTTCTTGCTTCTCTGAATGCTTTCCAGTTAGGATCTTCTGGTGGTTCAACAGTTTCCTTTTGAGTGGAGGCACTTTGTGCTGGGGGATTTTCTGGAGCTGGTGTAGGAACTTTATTTTCTGTTTTTTCTTGAAGTTGTGGTTGTTCTGGTTTATTTTCAGCATTAGATACTGTCATATAAGGCACTCCTATGGATGATTTAAATGAGCTAACAAGTACTTTGGAACGGTCTGTTAGTCATTTGGAATATGACATGCAAGTGAAAAAAATAAAAGAAGAATTGATTAAAAAATTTACAGATTATCAGAAAACGATTTTATACCTATCTGCAGATGCCCCCATCACGATTTTAAATCTGCCTAAATCAATTGAGAATTCCTTGATGATCCACGGGTGTTTGCGTGTCTATGACATTATTGATTTGGATTTTACTAAAGTCAAAGGGCTCGGTACTGTCCGAATCAGGGAGCTTACAACCCGCCTTAACGAGTTCCTCTCTATGCTGTAGGAAGTATTCATGTTCAGAAAGCATTGTGATATCTTTGTCCTTTCTTACATAATTCCAAAAACAACCATTAAAAAAGGCAATAGACCATGCTCGCATTGTGGAATATCTTTTGTCCACCCGGCTTAATGACGCCAGCTCCGCCATTACCATATCCGGAGGTAAGCACCATAGCAGCTTTGTTATCTTATCTAGTGATTTATTATATAAGAATACGGTCTGGTTAGGCCGTGGCTTTGGTAGATAGGGCCAACAATAGAATTTTCTTCTGACTGCATTACATAGAAGGGGATCACTGGCTAATACCATGACAACACAAAATTCATCCTCATCTATCATGTTCTTGTAGATATTTACAGACTCATAGAGATGCTTTTCGATGTCATCGGTCATTGCATGACCGACCTCTAAAGCATTGTATTTCGTGGTATCTTGACGAAGTTTATTAGATATTTCCCCGGCAGTTTTTCTTTGTTCTGTCACTATATTTTCACCAGCCCGTTTTTATAGTTTTTCTTGTAAGCACGCCATTGCTGATGGGTGTAATTAGGAAGGAATGTTACTATACTTCTTCTTAGAGATTTAACGACTGACTTTCGCATGATGCTTC